AGCCACCTGAAGAGAAGCCAAAACAAACTCTCAAGCAAGTGAAACCGCCAAAGCCACCAAGACCAGGTATTGGTGGATCCCGTACAAAAAAAACTGCCATTCCACCAGAGAAGCTTCTAAGACAAGAAGAGAACAACCGCATTCTTGGCGAGCGTGGTGAAGAGCTCGTATTGGATTATGAGAAGAATAAGCTGAGAGAAGCTGGTCGGTCTGATTTAGCTGAGCGAGTTCATCACATCGCTCTTCTGGATTCATCTGCAGGCTACGACATTGTTTCATTTGATGAAGCAAGCGGAGATGAGATTTTCATAGAGGTTAAGACGACCAAGTACGCTCGAAATCGTCCGTTTTTTATCTCTCGCAATGAGGTTCTTAAATCTGAGTCGCTTGGTGACAGCTATAAAATCTACCGGGTATTTGGACTTAACCCTGACGTCAAAGACGCTAGTGAGGTTGAGTTCTACATCAAGACTGGCAGCGTGACTGAGCAGTTCGAGTTAATGCCGACTAGTTACTCGGCTTCGATTAAGCAAAATGATTGAGAGAATGTTATGAGCCTATCTGACATTGAAAAAGCGGTTGAACAGAAAGTACAAAGTGCAAGAGAGCATGCAATAGCATGTGCTAAGCTAATCAATGACGGGAATTTAGCTGGGGCATTAGAATATTGTCGTTCACTGGGAATAGATCCACCTCAGTGCTCTTTGACTGCTCAATCGCGAAATGCTGACAACTTGCGAGCAAAAGCTAAGCGAATGCTTGGAGAAGTTGACTGGTGGGTTAAGCGGCTTAAGTCACAGGCACTGATGGAGTATGAACATAGTCTGAGAGTTAAAGGCCAGCTTCCGAATCATATATCTGATGAGGGGCTTGAGTATGATAAGAAATACTCAAGGCGTCGCTAATTCAATGTCATAGCTGGGAAGCTGTGTTGATCAGCAATCAATTCACAGAAATTTAGAAGGATGAAGGATGGCTACTGAGCAACCATCAAATACAAGTAACTCAACTATAAAATATGCAGTTGTGACAATCGCGCTAATCTGTCTATTAATTCTAATTGTCTATGGGTTGTATTTGTTTATTAGAGCTCCGATGGAAGGTGATAACACTGGTATAGCTTGGTACGCGCAATATGGTGATGCGTTTGGTGTCATAACGTCATTTTTTACTGCTGCAGGTACAATAGGATTAGTAGCTACCATAGTTCTTCAGTATCAGACCTTAAAAGCTCAGCAGCTAGAACTTACTGAAACCAGAAAAGAGTTATCTGCACAAAAGGATGAGCTTGCTGGCCAGCATCGAATGATGCAGCGTCAGACTGAGATATTGAAGGAGCAAAGTGAAACCTCAAACTATGAAGTCTTCTTGAAAGAATATAAGCTTTTATATGACAAAATACCCTCAGCGAAGCAGACTGAGCTAATTGTTAAATATGAAAACCTTGACTTTGAAAAGTGTCTAGATTCTTTAAATGAGAAGGGGGTATATGAGTTTTTAAAATTTATTGATATGTCGCTGGTGTCGATTGGTGGAAAAAGTAAACTGTTTTATATATCAAGGACTGAAAATGAGAAACGCTTTCTGTTCATAGCTTCAGTGCTAGCCGACAGATTATTCAAAAATATTACCGGCCTAATTGGAAACAATATAAGGAAAGAAGAGTTTCTAAATTTTGCTTCAATGGAGCTATGGGTTAGTGAAGATGACTTTGTTTTAAATGCCCTAGGTGAAATATCAAGAGAACAAAGGTCAGATTTTGGCTCTTATTTAGATGAAGCCATTAAACTTAAAAAAAGATTAATATCTCACCGTCAATATAGATTCTATAAGGCCCTAGTTGAAGAGTTAAAATGGAATTGTTCGCCTGAGATTAGTTCTCTTATCGATAAAGCACTTTCAGGTGTTGAAATGACTAGTAGAATTGATTTAGAAAACTTGCTTTCAGTATTGCCTGAGCAAGTTAGTCTTGAGTCTTACGGTTTGACTATATCTAATATTTTTTCCTATCTAACTTCAGATCAGGATGCTATAGATAAAAAGATTGAAAATATAAAGCATTGCAAAACTCAGTTTGACCGAATGCATGACTTGTTATCGAGGTATACATGAGCCAGATCCAACAAGTCTGCGAGCGTATCAATGACACCTTTGTAGTGAAGTGTATCGAGCAGATCCAGCCTGAAATATACCTAGGCTTAGAGATCTCAGACTTAATAAGTGCAATCATTGCGTTCTTTAGTGTGTTGGCTGCTAGTTTTGCTGGTTACGCTGCATGGAAGGCGAATAAGCTTAGTGAGTCAGAGGCTAAAGCAGCTAGGCGGCATAATGTTTTATCGGTAACTCCAAATGTATACTTAAGCACGTTTATAGATAGTAAAGCATGCTCAGTAACATTTTATATTTCAAACAATGGTCTTGGACCCGCACTGATTGATGAGTTTATTGTCAGCGTCAATGACAAAGAGTTTGACCGAGACAAAGATGTTATTGAGTATCTAAGAGCTACATGGATTGATATTCGGGGGCTAAAACTCCACCTGCTTAGCCGCAAGAAAAGGGAGTTCTTAGAGGCGGGTACAAAAAAAGAGTTACTATCAATTACGTTTCCAATTCCGCCTGATCTATCAGGTGACGTGATAATAAATACTTTAAGTGACGTCAAAGCTCGTATCAATTTTAAAGTTAAATACATGGACTTATACGAAAACCGGATGAAAGATTTGAAGTTGCGCCCTTGACACCCTGATAACAAAAAACTAACCTAATTCCCATACTCCGTTTTTCCGTCCGGAACCCGCCTTGTGCGGGTTTTGTCGTTTCTGGGGTTTAGATTTCTTGAGCTGGCATGCTCTATAGCCGCTGTTCGTTAACTCGTTCAGCGGCTTTTTTATTTTCGCAACGCCTCACGTTGCTTTCTCGCGCTGTGATAGCGCTACTGTCCGAATGCCTGACGCTGTGAAGCGGGGCGTAACATGGAAACCTATTTATGTCTGATGAAATACCAGCTCTTCGTAATGAAATGCGAGAGCAGTTTAGCGCATTGACAACTGCTTTAAACAAAATGGCGTCGTCAGTATCTGAGCTAAGCACGCTTGTCGCACGATCCGAAGAGCGACACTTACGACACGATGATGGTATGCGTCGCATGGTGAAGCAGCTAGACGACCACGAAGCACGCATCCGTCAAAATGAATCTTACAAGCTTGAGCAAGCTGGATCGTTCAAAGCAGGCTGGAAAGTCATCACCGTGGCTGCATCTGCTTCTGCATTCGTTGCAAGCATAGCCGTAACTGTTGCTGTTAAGGTGTTCTTATGAGCCTAGACCTTGGCCAATTCCGTGACTTAGTTGTGCGACCTACGCTCAAAGAGTTCGGTATGTACAGCGAAGCAGCTGAGCAGTTGCTTATGGGTACGATCGCACAAGAGTCTCGCGGCACTTACTTGAAGCAGCTAGGCAATGGTCCAGCACTTGGATTATTCCAGATGGAGCCAAATACCCATGAGGACATTTGGCTGAACTACTTGAAGTATCGCCCGACGACACAGGAAGAGTTGCTTGCCCAGGTGCCCAGTGCTTCGCATGATTACGCATTGATGCACCATGTACCGCCGCATGAAGAGCTGGTGAGCAATCTTAAGTACGCGACCATCATGTGCCGCCTACATTACCGACGAGTGCCTAAGTCATTACCCAAAGCTGGCGACATCGAGGGCTTAGCTCGTTACTGGAAAGAACACTACAACACGGCATTAGGTGCTGGAACCGTGGAAGAGTTCTGCGAGAACTTCCCAAAGGAGCTGTACCAATGAGCTTTCTAGCAGGATTATCCAGTTTGTTTGGTGTAGTGACCAAGCCGTTCGCTGATTACTTAACAACACGACAGCAAACAAAGGCCGCCGCAGAGTCTGCTAAAGCCAAGATCGCTATGGCTAAACAAGATGGCGAGACTCAGCTACAGCTAAGCGCTGCAGAATGGGAAGCCATTTCTAAGCAGAACGAAGCAGGCTCTTGGAAAGATGAGTATGTGACGCTTGTGATCACCTCACCATTTGTTTTGCTGTTCATTTCTTCTGTTATCTCGGCTTGGACTGGCGATGCACGTTACGTCGAAGCTGTGAGCGCTGGTATCGATTCCTTGAAAGGACTAGGTGTCGATATGGGCGAGCTAATGACTATCGTGGTGTTTGCAGCAGTAAGTATCAAAGGCGTAGAGCGCCTTAAGAAGTAAATCATGGCTAAGTCAAAATACGACATTGAAGCGATTGAGGCCGACTACCGAGCTGGTCAATTAAGCTTACGCGCAATCGCTGACAAGCACGGCTGTTCTGAGGGTTCGATCCGCAAGTGGGCGCTTAAGTATGGTTGGTCACGTGATCTAAGCGAAAAGGTTAAGGTCGTTACTAAGGCTAAGATTGCCAAGACGCACGGCACTCGCAATGTACCACCGCGTGAAGATGGTCAGCCGTTCACAGAAGAGCAGATCGTAGAGCAGGCGAGTAACAGCGCCGTTGAGTTGGTGTCGAGTCATATTCAAATGGCTGCTGATCTGCGAAGCATTCTAGGCAATTACACTGGGCTACTTAGGGATCAGGTTCAAGCTGGAAGGGTTGCTGTCCAACTTAAGGATGGCACCGTAGTCGATATAGACGTGCCGCTTGAGTACGTGGGTAAGTGCATTAACAGCGCAACACAGTCATTCGAGCGCCTAGTAAAGATCGAACGCCAAGCATTCAGCCTAGACGAAGACAAAGACGAATCCACAAAAGGTAAGACGCTGGACGAATTGCTTGCGGAGGTAGCACCAGATGACCTCCAAGACAGCTAATAGCCGAAAGTTAGACCTTTGGCGCGGTGAGAAGCTATTAAAGCAGCACGCGAACGGTAATCTAAAGACCAAGAAGCAGCTCATAGAGGCATTAGGAAACAAGTGGTTTCGCCTCAACTCGCTTTACCACATCAAGGATAAAGACGGGCGGCAAGTAAGGTTTAGGCCGAACAAGGCGCAAAAGCAGCGCTTTGTTGACCGACACTTTCGGGACCTAATACTTAAGGCCCGACAACTTGGTTTCACCACGTTTGAAATGATCGATGCGCTAGACGATTGCCTATTTATCAAAGACTTTAGCGCTGGTTGTATCTGTCACAAGCTGGATGATGCGCAAGACATATTCGACAACAAGATACGCTTTGCTTACGAGAAGATTAGCGAGGCGTGGTTAGAGATCTTTAAAAAGATCGGCTTGGCATTCCCAAAGCCAGAATCAGNCCGATCAATGGGCTATACGTTTACGAATGGCTCGAAAATCAAAGTATCAACGTCTTTCCGTGGCGGTACGTTGCAGCGCTTGCACGTATCCGAGTTCGGCAAGATATGTAAGCAGTTCCCAGAAAAAGCGCGCGAGATCGTTACCGGTGCCTTTGAGGCCGTTGGTCTAGGCAATCAGATCACACTGGAATCAACAGCAGAAGGGCGCGAGGGGTATTTCTTTCAGTACAGCCAAAGCGCTCAGAAGAAGAAAGAAGCCAGCGCAAAGCTAACGGAGCTGGATTTTCAGTTTCATTTCTTTCCCTGGTGGCAAGAGCCTGCTTACAAGCTGAATCCCGAAGGTGTTGTGATACCACAGCACTTGATCGATTACTTCGACACACTGGAATCATCGCAAGGCATTAAGGTCACGCAGAATCAAAAAGCGTGGTATGCCAAGAAGGCCGAAGACCTTGGCGACGATATGACTCGGGAGTATCCGAGTTTTCCAGACGAAGCCTTTAACCAATCTGCTAAAGGTGCTTACTACCTAGAGCAGATGCGCGACATTCGACGCACGCAACGACTCACTAGCAAGGTTCATTGGAACAAGTCACTGCCAGTTATCACGGCGTGGGACTTGGGCATGAATGACAGCATGGTGATTTGGTTTGCCCAGATCGTAGGCCGTGAAGTTCATTTGATCGACTACTACGAGAACAGCGGCGAAGGCCTAGAGCATTACGCGGATTACGTGAACTCGAAGCCATACCGATACGCTCAACACTATGGACCGCATGATTTGGCGGTACGTGAACTGGGTACTGGTGAAGCTCGAATTGATATAGCTGCTCGCTACGGACTTAAGTTCGAGATTGTGCCACGGATCAGCAACCATCAAGAGGGCATCGAATCAGTACGCCGATTCTTGCCACAGTGTTGGTTTGACGAGAACGCTTGTGAACGTGGTGTGACGTGTCTCGATAACTACCGCAAAGAGTGGGACGAACGTTTAGGCGCGTACAAGAAAACGCCGCTACACGATTGGGCATCACACGGTGCCAAAGCATTTGAAACACTCGCAAGAGCACCAATTTTTGAAGCTGTCGGTTTTGCTGGCAGTGCATCAAACAGATCATCCGGTGGATGGGGAGCACATACTTAATGGCAACGTACAAAACAGCATCACTCAACGAAGTAGCGCACGCTATCGCCAAGACGCTTGATGGTCATGTGCTGCAGCCGACTAAGTTTCGCCCAAACATCGGCAAGTGCTTTATCAAATTTGGTAAGGCTGGCACAGATAAGCAAGGCTTGATCCTTGTTAAGTGTGAACTGCTTGGCAACTTTGGCGCTCAGTTCGAGCTATCACAAGAGCAACTAAGCAACGACTTCACTGGCACGCTTCAAATCATGCTAGACGAACTCAATCANGCGCACGCTGCAGCAGAATACCGCCGCAACCATGAGCGCGGAATCATTAACACACGTTTCAAGAGCCTAGAGCAGTAATATGTCAAAGCTTGGTTTACTAAATTTCCAGTCAAACGACGAATATCTGGCAAAGCAGGAAGCAGAAAAGACTCGCCAGCGTGAGCAACAGCGCATGCTAGAGATCGAGACGGCACTGGCTGGTCATATTCGCAAGGCTTGGGATGCGGCTAAGATGGCCAAGCAGGACGTAGAGCAGCGCTTACTAGACTGTATGCGCCGCACTCAGGGCAAGTATGACCCTGATAAGCTAGCTGCAATCCAGCAAAGTGGCGGTAGTGCGCTGTTTATGATGCTGACAGCCACTAAGGTTCGTGCTGCTTATTCATGGGTGTGTGACATTATCCTACCTGATGGCGAAAAGTCATGGGGCCTAGAGCCCACACCACTTGCTGATCTGCCACCAGAAATGATGATGCAGATTAGCCAAGATATTTCTGCTTACTTGATGCAAACCATTCAGCAAGGACAGCCGATTGATCAGTCTGTGATTGATCAGATGAAGCGTAAGGCAACCGACCTAGTTAAAAAACAGGTAGGCGAGAAAGCAGCCGAAGCCGCTGAAGCAATGGAAGCATTGATTGAAGACCAGCTAGTAGAAGGCCGCTGGGAAGCATCGATCAAAGAGTTTATTCACGACTTCTCACAATTCCCGACCGCTTTCGTTAAGGGGCCGATCCTACGCAAGCGCGCAACGCTACAGTGGCAAGCAGGCTGGAGGCCGGTCAAAGGTGACGAGATTCGCACAGAGTTCGACCGCGTCAGCCCGTTCGATATTTACCCAAGCCCTGACGCTAGCGACATAAACGATGGGGCGTACATCTTTCACCGAGTGCGCTTTACTCGCGCCGACCTAACGCGATTGATTGGCGTGGCTGGCTACGATGACGAGTCAGTACGTGACGTGCTACGTGAATATGGTCAAGGTGGGCTACGTGAGTGGCTTTGGAATGATTCAGAGCGCGCACGATTAGAAGGCCGTGAGCACGAAATGCTGTCTAAGCCTGAAACCATTGATGGTCTTCATTACTGGGGCAGCGCACAAGGCACACAACTGCTTCAATGGGGTGTTGATCCTAGTGAGGTTCAAGACCCATTAGCTGAATATGAGATCGATGCTATCTTGATCGGTCGCCACTGTATCCGCTGTGTGATCAATGACGACCCATTAGAACGCCGCCCATTTGGTATGGCTTCATTCCAACCAGTGCCAGGTTCTTTCTGGGGGATTGCTATTCCAGAGCTGATGAAAGATGTACAAGACGTTTGTAACGCCACCGCTCGAAGCCTAGTAAATAACCTGTCTGTTAGTTCGGGACCACAAGTGGATGTTGCTGTAAACCGACTGGCACCCGGTGAAGATGCAAGCAATATCTATCCATGGAAGATTTGGCGCACCAAAACAGACAATGTATCTGGTAGCGGCAACAATCCCGCCCTTCGATTCTTTCAGCCAGCAAGTAATGCTGCCGAGCTGCTTAGCGTTTACAACACGTTTGAACAAAAAGCAGACGATGCAACGAATATCCCGCGTTATGCATATGGTAACGAGAAGGTTGGTGGCGCAGGCAATACCGCGTCAGGCCTATCTATGCTGATGGAGTCCGCAAACAAAGGTATCAAGGCAGCTATTGGTCACATCGACACAGGCGTGATCCGCCCAATGATCGAGGCAATGTGGCTTCACAATATGCTGTACAGCGACGACCCAGCCGTGAAAGGCGATTGTAAAGCTGTACCGCGTGGCTCAAGTGCCATGCTGCAACGTGAGCGCACGAACTCAATGCGTCAGCGCCTATTTGAAACGGTAGTAAATCCAGAGATCGTACAGCAAGCACTGGGCGTTAAGGGGCAAGTTGAACTACTGCGTGCCGTGATCAGT